CGAAGATAATTAAGAAGTATCTTCCGTTCATAAATCAGCAGGTGAATCGTTATCTTCAGATGATGGATTTTTATATTAATTTCCATCTTGATGAAGAGTTTAACGAAACGGTAAAGTCACCCATTCACGAAGACTTTTCTTATAGTTCATTCAGTGAGGGTGAAAAAATGAGAATCGACCTTGCCCTTCTCTTCACTTGGAGAGAAGTCGCCCGAGTCAAAAATTCCGTCAATACCAATCTGCTGATTATGGATGAGGTATTTGATTCTTCACTTGATGGTTTTGGCACCGATGAGTTCCTTAAGATTATTCGTTATGTGATTAAGGATGCTAATATCTTTGTAATCTCTCACAAATCAGACTTACACGATAAGTTTGAGAATGTGATAAAATTTGATAAAGTAAAAGGTTTTTCGAGAATGGTATGAAAGTAATGATTGTTGGGCACGGTTATGTTGGATCTGCCGTTGCTTCTATTTTTACCGATGAAGAAAAGGTAATTATTGATCCTAAACTAAATGATGATGTTATTGCTAATCACGATGGTGAAAAGTTTGATGCAGTCTTTGTTTGTGTAGATACTCCAAAGGAAGATAATCACGGATTGCTTGATAATATTCTAACTCAAGTTAATACTCATATTGGATCTAAGACTCCAGTTTGCTGCAAATCAACTGCAAATCCTAATTACTACTATGAAGCGCAGCAAAAGTATAAAAAGATTCACGTTCTTCATAGTCCAGAATACTTAGATTCTCGGCACAATATCGAGAAGTTTCAGAACCAAGACTTCTGTATTATTGGTGGAAACGAAAGGGCAGCAAAGAAAGTTGCTCGAATCTTTGTTAAGAGACTTCCTAAACTTAAGACAAAGCGTGTAGGTATTACTGACATTCGTAGTGCTGCTCTAATTAAGTATGCAGAAAATTTCTTCTTAGCAACTAAAGTTACCATTTACAACGAACTTTATCGGATTCACAAATATCTTGGTTGTGAATCTACATTTGATGACTTTAGAAATATTGCAGGAATGGATGAGCGTATTGGAACCTCACACACTCAAGTTCCTGGTTGGGATGGTAGTTTCGGTTGGGGTGGACACTGCTTTATCAAAGATAATTATGAACTAGAGCAGTTTTCAGATAGTCCACTTGTTAAATACATTCGTGAACTCAACGATATTCATAGAGCAGGGGTCGGTTTCTAAAGTGGCACACGCCATCTAAATTCTTTGCTCCTGCTGGTATAATACTTGTATACACGGAGCCCAAGATGGCAAACACTCCAAACTGGCAGCACCACTCTAAAAAGGAGCAGAAGCGGAAACTGAAACCGCAAGCACTCCGACAAGCAAAGGCACGTCGCCAAGCACTCAAGAAGCGCCTCTCAGGGGGCGCTTCTTCTTTTTCATATATAGTATACTAGATATGGTGCTTGATTATGCTTACCATCAGAACTCTAGGTGATAAAGTTTTAACACAAAAAGCAAAAAGAGTTGCGAACATAGATGATACTCTTCGCACTTTTTGTGCTTCTATGGTAGACACAATGCTCCAAAGTGAGGGTATCGGACTTGCCGCAAACCAAGTCGGTGTTCTTAAAAGAATCATTGTGGTCTCTGACGAAGGGAATATTCTTAAAATGATAAACCCCGAAATCGTTAAGTTTTCTGAAAATAAGTGTATTATGGAAGAGGGGTGCCTGAGTATTCCCGAAACTTATTTGTCTATTTCCAGAGCAGAAACTATTACGGTCAAATACAGAGACCTCAAAGGTAAACCACATTTTGAGACTTATTCTGGTCTTACTGCAAGAATCATACAACACGAGATAGACCACCTTGATGGAATCACAATGGACACTTTGGAAACTGTCCCAGCGGTGGTTTGATCGGCAGATTTCTTGCGTATAATAGGTTCATAACGCACAACGCTCTATGACCGTCCGCCACGAAATCAAGTCACAACTTGCTAAACTTCTTGCTACCGAAGACCTTGTAGTTGAGCACAAGAAGGTGGAGACTGCCTGCTTTAATGTGCATACCCGTGTGCTGACTCTGCCGATGTGGGAAAAGGCAAGCAACACTGTGTATGATCTTCTGGTGGGTCACGAGGTGGGCCACGCTCTCTATACGCCTGATGAAGATTGGATTAAGGAGCACAAGATTCCTCCACAGTTTGTGAACGTGGTGGAAGATGCTCGCATTGAGAAACTGATGAAGCGTCGTTATGCTGGTCTTAGCAAGACTTTCTTTAATGGTTATAAGGAACTTTCCGACCAGGACTTCTTCCAACTGGGTGACGATGACCTGAAAACTTATAACCTTGCCGACCGTGCAAACTTGTGGTTTAAGGTTGGTAACTACACCACTGTGCCTATTGAGCGTGGTGAGGAAATGGATATTATTAACCTCATTGCCGACACTGAAACTTTTGCCGATGTTCTGATCGCAGCAGAAGCACTCTATAAGTATTGTAAGCGAGCACAAGAAGAACAAGTCAAAACTAACCTGGACAACCTGGAAGCACAACAAAGTGGTGCCAATAATCAACCTGCAAATGAGTTTGACGACCAGCAACCTGGTGAAAACGACCAACCAGAGTCTGATGGTTCTGAGGGTTCGCCTTCTTCCGAAGAAACTACCCAACAAACTCCCCAACAACCTACTCAACAAAATCTGGGTGGTGAAAAGGACGAAGAACCCGAAGTGAAGACAATGGAGTCTCTGGAAGAGGCACTGAAAGAATTGGTTAATGATGTTGGATATGAGAATGTTTATCTCGAACTTCCCAAACTTGACTTGAATAAGGTCATTGTGCCAAATGCAGAAATACATTCCCGCTGCAAAGAACAGTGGGGTGGTTTTCTCGAAAATACTGGATATTCTCACCAGGAAATCTTTGGTCAAGTTGATAAACAGTTTGTTGAGTTTAAGCGTTCGGCACAAAAGGAAGTCAACTATCTGGTGAAAGAGTTTGAGTGCCGCAAGGCAGCAGACTCTTATGCCCGTGCTTCGACTGCCCGCACTGGTGTTCTGGACTGTTCCAAACTTCATACTTACAAATATAACGAAGATCTCTTTAAGAAAGTCACCACTCTTGCAAACGGTAAAAATCACGGTCTCATTTTCATTCTGGACTGGTCTGGTTCGATGTGTGATGTGATGCTTGATACTGTTAAGCAACTCTTTAACCTTGTTTGGTTCTGCAAGAAGACTGGTATTCCGTTTGAGGTTTATGCATTCACTACCGATTATCCTCTAGTTAAATATGATGAGGAGGGTAGGGCAAACATTCGTGAACTTGCTTATCAGAAGAAAGACGGTCTGGTTCAGGTTGGTGAGTGGTTCTCTATGATGAATATGCTGACCAGCAAAGTGAATGGTAAGACTTTGGAAGAACATATGCTTCATATCTTCCGCCTTGCCGCAAGTTTCTCTCGCAACACTTATTCCCGTTACAGCACTCCTCTGGGTATGAGTCTTTCGGGTACTCCTCTGAATGAGTCTCTTATCGCTCTGCACCAGATACTTCCCCAGTTTAAGAAAGAAAACAACCTGCAAAAAGTTCAGTGTGTGATTCTGACTGACGGTGAGGCTTGTATGGTCAAGTATCATAAAGAAGTCAAGCGTAATTGGGAATCAGATCCATTCCTCGGCACGGCGGGTATCGGTGCAAATGCCTTTATTCGTGATCGCAAGACTGGCAACACTTATTCTTGTGATTGTGATTGGTGGGAGTTTACTGATGTTCTCCTTCGCAATCTGCGGGATAGGTTTACTGATGTAAACTTTATCGGTATTCGTGTTCTCGAATCACGTGATGCCAACACCTTCATTCGCCGCTACTGTGGATATTATGGTCCTGAGCACGATAAAACGATGAGTGCTTGGAAGAAAGAAAAAGCATTCACCCTGAAAAAGTCTGGGTATCATTCTTACTTTGGTATTTCTGCAAATGCACTTTCTCAGGATGCAGAGTTTGCAGTTGCCGAAGATGCTTCTAAAGCACAAATCAAAAGTGCTTTTGTGAAGAGTCTGAAAAGTAAAAAAATGAACAAAAAGATTCTTGGGGAGTTTGTGGAACTCGTTGCCTGATAAATACTTCAAAGAGTTCCATTGCAGCAATGAGCAGATTTACCGACTTATTCCAAGAACCAGCACCAGCACCAGAAGCTCCTGCACCCACACCCGCCCCAGTGGTTGCACCTGCACCAGAGTTGAAGGAAGTTGCTGCTAAAAAACCAGCAGCAAAGAAAAAAGGTTTTACACTGGACTGATAGGTCCACTTTCCAAACCGTCACACAGGGGGTCCCACGACCCCCTTTTTTCTTGTATAATAACTTCAGTTAACAAACACACCTAACTACATTATGCCTCGCAAGTCTGCTGTGAACGACGCCCAACTCATTGAGTCTATTAAAGAACTGTATGGTTCCGAAGTTACCACTGGCGACCTTCGTGGTTTCTGTGCCTCTCGTGGTCTGAACTACCAGACCGTGACCCGTCGCCTGGAGGGCTACAAAACTGGTCGTGGGCGTTGGAACCTGGAAGTGACGCCGACTGTTGTTGGTAAAATGGAGCAGGCATACCAAGCTCCTGCTGCTCTCCCCGCTGTGGAACAAAATCTTATTCCTGATAAAGATGATACCTTCGTCAAGTTTGGTAACTTTAACGACATTAAACGCATTATTCAGTCCCGTATCTTTTATCCTACGTTCATTACGGGTCTGTCGGGTAATGGTAAAACGTTTTCTGTGGAGCAAGCGTGTGCTCAACTTAAGCGCGAACTGATTCGTGTCAACATCACTATTGAGACGGATGAGGATGATCTGATCGGTGGTTTCCGTCTGGTGAATGGTGAAACTGCCTGGCATAATGGTCCTGTGATTGAGGCACTGGAGCGTGGTGCGATTCTGCTTCTGGATGAGATTGACCTTGCTTCCAACAAGATTCTGTGTCTCCAATCTGTTCTGGAAGGAAAAGGTGTCTTCCTCAAAAAGATCGGTCGTTTCGTAAAACCCGCCTCTGGATTCAATGTAATTGCTACTGCAAACACCAAAGGTAAGGGTTCTGATGATGGTCGCTTCATCGGAACCAACGTTCTGAACGAAGCATTCCTTGAGCGTTTTCCTGTGACCTTTGAGCAAGCATATCCCGCTCCTGCGACTGAGCAGAAAATCCTTGAGGGCATCGCTCTGGACCTTGGTGTGGAAGATCGTGACTTCTGCAAGCGCCTGGTTGATTGGGCAGACATTATCCGCAAAACCTTCTACGATGGTGGCATTGAGGAAATCATCAGCACTCGCCGTCTGGTCCACATCATCCGTGCCTACAGCATCTTCCAAGATAAGGCAAAGGCAATCCAAGTGTGTGTGAACCGCTTTGATGATGAGACCAAACAGTCTTTCCTGGAACTGTATGATAAGGTGGATGCTGACTTCCAACTTCCTTCTACTGGTCCCGAACTGACCGTAGAATACATTGACCAACCTGCTCCTTTCTGATATAATTGGGGAAGGTAAACTATGTCCCTTCCCTTTTTATTATGGATGAGTATCCTTATTCTGAATATCAATTCACTATGGCAATGAATAGTGAAGACAAAATCGTAATTGAAAAAACACCTGTTATGAGCGAACCTAAAAATCATCTCTGGAAATACAACGAAGATAAAATTCTCAAGGATGTTGAGGACTATGTGACTAGCACTTATGGCAGTCACTATTGTGGACACAATCAAGAGTATAAAGGCACTCAAACAATTGATTTGATGGCAGCAAAAAACTTGGCAGCACATTTTTGTCAGGCAAACATTCTCAAATATGGCAGCCGCTATGGTGATAAAGATGGACGCAATAAGCGTGACTTGCTCAAAGTCATTCACTATGCTATGCTTCTTCTCCACTTTGACGGACACTATACCCGTCAAAATAATGGTCTTACTGAATTCCGCTGATTATAACTAAACTATGAAACTTTCTGACAACACTCTTGCACTTCTTAAAAATTTTGCTGGAATCAATAATTCGATTCTTGTGAAGAAGGGTAATCAACTTCGTACTATTTCTGTTGCCAAGAACATTCTTGCCGAAGCAGATATCACCGAAGAGTTTCCTCGTGATTTTGCTATCTATGATCTTAACCAGTTTCTGAATGGTCTGAGTCTTCACCAGGATCCCGATCTTGATTTTAAAGAGGATTCTTATCTGAGCATCAAAGAGGGTAAGCGTCGTGTGAAGTATTTCTTCGCTGACCCCAATGTTATCATTTCTCCCCCAGAAAAAGATATTCAACTTCCTTCTCAAGATGTTTGTTTCCAACTAGACAGTACTTCTCTTGAGAAACTGGTGAAGGCAGCAGCAGTTTATCAACTCCCCGATCTTTCTGCTATTGGTGAAGCAGGTGTTGTGAAACTGGTGGTTCGTGATAAGAAGAATGACACCTCTAACGAGTATGCTATTGTTGTTGGTGAAACTGACAAAGAGTTTACTTTCAACTTCAAAGTTGAAAATATCAAGATCATTCCTGGTGCTTATGACGTTGTGGTGTCCTCTAAACTTTTGTCACAGTTTATCAATACTAAGTATAATCTTAAATATTACATTGCACTGGAACCTGATTCTACTTTTGGTTGATGGAATTTCTTCTTTATCTGAGTCCTCAGGGACAACAACTAATTCAAGATATGATCTCTGCCAAATTTCATATTCACGAAAATGTTGGTCTTTGTCGTAATAATCAAGTTTTTGGGTACACGACTGCACCAAAGAAGTTCGTTATATGTACTAAAAACATTAAAAATGGTGGATGGGATATGAATCATTATATTTCGGAAACTGTTTATCACGAAGCAACTCACGCTGCACATATATGCAACCGTAGTGAACCTTTTGGATTGTCTGCAAAATCTATGCCATTATCTTCAGATAAAATGCAAGATGTTCAAAATTCTGTAAAAGTTACAAGATCTTACAAAGCAAAACAAAAAGAACACGAAGCTTATTATTTTGAAGACAAACCAGAACAAGTTCGCTATTATGTAAAAAAGTTCTGTTTCTGATGAATATCTTTGTAACTTCCCCTTGGCCTGCAGAGAGTGCTATTTGTCTCCCCGATAAACACATTGTCAAGATGCCCCTGGAGTGCTGCCAAATGCTCTCCATTGTTGCATCTGAAAAATGGGGTCATAACTATGGTCCTCTGTATAAGACTGATAACACTCCCTACAGAACTGAAAAGGGTGCGTTTCGTAATCATCCCTGTACCAAATGGGCTATGGAAAGTATCCATAATGCCTATTGGTTAATCAAGTGGGGGATGAATCTATGTGATGAGTATCATTTGCGATATGGTAAATCCCATTCGTGTTATAATACTCTTCTCGGTGCTTATTATATCTTTCCGAAGGGGAAGATTACAGAAGTAACTCCATTTGCCCGTGCGATGCCAGATGAGTATAAACTTGACACAAGCATTGACACTTTTACTGCTTACAAGATGTATATCGCATCCAAACCTTGGGTTGCATCTAATTATCTTCGTATGCCGCAACGAAAACCTGATTGGGTCTAAATTATGAACAGTGATTTTATTTGGGTAGAAAAATATCGCCCTAAGACTATTGATGAGTGTATTCTCCCAGAAACTACTAAAAATATGTTTCGGGAGTTTCTAAATAAGGGTGAAATTCCCAATATGCTTCTTGCTGGTCCTCCAGGTGTTGGAAAGACCACTGTTGCTAAAGCACTTTGTAACGAACTTGGAGTTGATGTATATGTCATCAATGGATCCGACGAAGGTAGATTCCTCGATACTGTTAGAAACAATGCGAAGAACTTCGCTTCGACCGTATCACTTTCGTCAGATGCTAAACACAAAGTCGTCATCATTGATGAGGCAGACAACACGGGGAACGACGTACAACTCTGCCTACGGGCGTTTATTGAGGAATTTGCTGGTAATTGCCGTTTCATCTTTACCTGCAACTACAAAAACAAAATTATTGAACCCCTACACTCCCGATGTGCCGTTGTTGACTTCTCGATTAAGGGGAAAGAAAAAACCGCACTGGCAGGATCCTTCTTCAAGCGTCTACAAGACATCTTGGATGCGGAAGGCGTCCGATTCGATCAAAGAGTACTTGCGGAGCTTATCAATAAACATTTCCCCGATTGGCGACGAGTCCTCAACGAGTGCCAAAGATATTCAGTAGGCGGGGAAATCGATTCGGGCATTCTTGCCGCATTTTCTGACGTTGCTGTAAATGATCTCATTAAAAGTCTTAAAGAAAAAAACTTTCCCGAAGTTCGGAAGTGGGTGGTATCTAATTTGGACAATGATACTACTTTACTTATGCGCCGTATTTACGATGCTGTTTATAGCGCCCTTGAAAACAATAGCATTCCTGCTGCTGTGCTTGTTCTTGCTAAGTATCAATATCAAGCAGCATTTGTAGCAGATCAAGAAATTAATATGCTTGCCTGTTTGACTGAACTAATGGTTGAGTGTGAATTTAAATAAAGGAGAAAAAAATGAACGTAAAACTAATTCGTATGTGGTCTGGTGAAGATGTTATCGCAGACCTGATTGATGACAAAGGTGATGTTGGTGAGGATGTAATTGTTATTTCCAATCCAATCGTTGCTGTTCCTGCTGGTAATGGGCAACTTGGATTTGCTCCCTGGTCTCCACTTTTAAAAGGAAAAAATGAGGAAATTGAGGTTTCTAAAAAGTATGTTGTATACATCGCAGATACTCAAGATCAAATTATTGAGCAATATGAGAATATGTTTTCAGTAATTAAGTCTCCAAGTAAGAAGTTGATTGTTTAATTATGAAAAATTTTAGACATCAGATTAAATCTCAATGGTATTATGTCTTTTGGGGTGCGATGGCAATCGCTGTAGTTGGTGGTCAAATTTATGTTGGTCTCGGTTATCGTGAGATGGCAGAAGCAACTAAAAATACTGCTATTCAGGTAACTTGCGAACCTCAATATATTACACCGTCAGATGTTAGGCATCCTTTGAGGAGGGAATTTGAGTGATGGGTTTGCTTAAAATTAATAAAGCATCTCTTTATGAGGTTCCAGTTAAAACAACTCCCGAAAATGTGAAAGAGGCAAATGAAGCATTGTTTCGTGCTAAAATGACTCTACCTGCTGCCGCAAAGCATTGTGGTATGACACAGAAGGAAATGAAACTGACCTTCTTTGAATATTTGAAGTATCACCCCAAAGATTATGAAGTCCCTGAAAACCCCGCTTAGATATCCTGGTGGTAAGTCCCGTGCTTGTGAGAAGATGGGTCCTTACTTTCCAGACCTTCGTAATTATGATGAGTTCCGCGAACCTTTCCTTGGAGGAGGAAGTGTTGCGATTTATATCACCAAGAAATATCCTAACCTAGATATTTGGGTGAATGATTTGTATGAACCTCTTGTAAACTTCTGGCAACAACTCCAGATTTTTGGACCTGATCTTAAAGATAAACTGGTAGATCTTAAGACAGCAAGCAATACTCCAGAGTTAGCAAGAGAACTTTTCCTTAAAGCAAAGGAGCAAATCAATGACCAAAGTTTGCCAAGCATTGATCGTGCTGTGGCTTTCTATATTGTCAATAAGTGTAGTTTCAGTGGTCTTACAGAAAGTTCCTCATTTTCTCGACAAGCATCAATCTCAAACTTTTCTCTGCGAGGGATCGAAAAACTGCCTGCGTATTCTACGCTGATTGCAAACTGGCGTATAACTAATTACTCCTATGATTATCTGATGGATGGAAATAAAGGTGCTTTTATGTATCTCGATCCTCCTTACGATATTAAGGACAACCTCTATGGGTGTAAGGGATCAATGCACAAAGGATTTGATCACGATAAGTTTGCTGCTGATTGCGACTCTAACGATATGGATCAGTTAGTGAGTTATAACTCAGATCAACTGGTTAAAGATCGTTTTACCAATTGGAATGCTGCCGAGTTTGATCTTACTTATACGATGAGGTCTGTTGGTGAATATATGCGCGAGCAAAAACAAAGAAAAGAACTGCTGCTATTTAATTATGGAATTGAAGGACTGGTTAAACTCGATCAATCAGACGAAGAAGCATCTGATTGATGAAGATCCCTCACTTGAGAAAGAATATCCTCCCTATATTGTGAATCGTTGTCTTTCGGGGCATATTGATTGTATTATGTTTGCAAACGAAATGAATCGTTATAACTTCCTTCCAAAGAAGATGCAATACGACTTCCTTATAAATAGTCTGAGGAAAAAGAAGAGATTTTCTCCCTGGCTCCGTCAAGATAAAATCAAAGACCTTGATTATGTCAAACGTTATTATGGTTATAGTAATGAGAAGGCAAAACAAGCTTTGAGGATTCTTACTAAAGAACAACTAACATTTATAAAATCGAAATTTGAAACTGGAGGAACAAAATGAGTGTCGTTCAAGAACCTGAAGTGAAGTGGACGCCCGATCAAATGGTTGAAGTGGTTCTCAATGAACCTGATGACTTTTTGAAAGTGCGTGAAACTTTGACCCGAATCGGAGTTGCTTCAAGAAAGGAAAAGAAAATTTATCAGTCTTGCCATATTTTACACAAGCAAGGTAGGTATTATCTCGTTCATTTTAAGGAACTGTTTGCTCTGGATGGCAAACACGCAAACTTAACTGTGAATGATGTCCAGCGTCGTAATCGAATTGCCCAACTTATTGCTGATTGGGGTTTGGTTAAGATTGTTGATGTATCTAAGATTCAGGAAATTGCCCCTTTGAATCAAATTAAAGTTCTTTCTTATAAGGATAAGGGGGACTGGATTCTGGAGACCAAATATAATATTGGTGCCAAAAAGAAAAAGGTAGAGGATGCCGAATGATAATGAGCGGGTTTCACGACCCGCTTTTTTTATAAAAGTATTATAATTATATAAGGATGCCGAAAGGGTCCACAAAACACAAACTCGCTTTTAAAGGAGCTACCATAATGACTAACCTCACGAGGTATAATGCTGCGGATCTTCCTGCTCTGATGGAAAGAATCACCCGCAATAGTATTGGAATGGATGAATACTTTGATCGTATTTTCAATCTTCACGAAACTACAACTAATTATCCCCCATACAACTTAGTCCAGATAAATAATGTCGAATCCCATCTGGAACTTGCACTTGCTGGATTCAAGAAAGGAGAAGTAAATGTCTACACAGAGTATGGAAAACTTTTTGTTGAAGGACAAAAAGAAGATGCCGAATCGGATAGGACGTTTATCCACAAGGGAGTGGCTAGCAGAAGTTTTAAACGAGCGTGGACTTTATCCGACGACACAGAAGTCAGGGAAGTTACATTCGAAGACGGACTTCTACGGATCGTACTTGGGAAAATAGTTCCAGAGCATCATGCTCGTAAGGATTATCTATAAATAAAACTGAATATCGTCGGCGCTAAGCCATAGAGGGGATACTGGCAAAAACCAGTTGACTCCCCTCTTTTTTATTGCTATAATAGTTGGAGAGGAGAACTTAAAATGTCCATTAAACTTGCTTTACTTAAATCTGGAGAAACTGTGGTTTCTGATATTAAGGAAGTCTTGAATGCAGATCAAAAAGTTTGCGCCTACATGCTGAATAAACCTCACATTATCAAGGCAAAACAGCAAATTTTTCTAGCTGAGGGTGAAGATCCTGAAGATAGAGAAGTTCAAATTACCCTTTCTCCTTGGATTATGTTGACCGAGGATGAAGATATGGTAATTCCTATCGATTGGGTTGTTACTGTGGTAACACCAATCTCTTCTGTTAAACAAGTATACGAGGAAAAAGTAAATGACGAAAGTGATTAAGTGTGTGTTAATTGATGTTGACACTGTGCTCATAACTGAAATTGAAGAGGTTCTTGGTGATATTGGTGAACCTAATTGCAAATTAGTGAATCCATATAAGTTTGTTTCTTTAGATGACTTTAAACCCTGGTTGGGTGCCAATGAAGTGACAAACCAAAAAGAATTTATGATTCATTCAGATAAAATTCTGACAATTGCAGATCCAACACCACAAGTCATTGAAAAGTATTTTGAATTAATTGGCGAATGAGATTTTATACAAACGTCCAAATGGTCGGGGATCAATTTCTTGTCCGTGGTTATGATAATGGAGAACATTTCATGGTCCGCGAGAAGTTTTCTCCGACTCTTTTTGTCCCTTCTAAAAAACAAACCAAATATCAAACCCTAAGTGGTGAGTATGTAGAACCTATAGAACCAGGTTCTGTTCGTGAGTGTAGAGACTTCATTAAGAAGTATGATGGTGTAGAAGGATTTAAGATCTACGGAAATGATCGTTACATTTATCAGTATATTTCTGAAAAATATTCCGAAGAACAAATTGTATTTGATATTGATAAAGTTAAATTGGCAACTATTGACATTGAGGTTGCATCTGAAAATGGATTCCCCGATGTAGAATCTGCTGCAGAAGAAGTTCTATTGATTACACTTCAAGACTATTCGTCTAAAGAAATTGTTACTTGGGGTCAAGGACCTTTCAAGATTAAGCAAGGTAATCATTATTACAAGCAGTTTAACAATGAATATGATCTTTTAAATGATTTTATTCATTGGTGGATGGAAAATACTCCAGAAGTTATCACTGGGTGGAATAGTAAATTGTATGATATCCCATACATTGTTCGTCGCCTTGACCGTATTCTTGGTGAAAAGTTGATGAAACGCATGTCACCTTGGGGTCTTGTGACCGAAGATGAAACTTATATTTCTGGTCGTAAATATATTTCTTATGATATTGGTGGAATCTCACAGTTAGATTATCTTGATCTTTACAAAAAGTTCACATATACCAACCAAGAATCATATCGCCTGGACCATATTGCCAATGTGGAACTGGGGCAGAAAAAACTCGATCACTCTGAGTTTGATACGTTCAAGGACTTTTACACAAAAGGTTGGCAGAAGTTTGTAGAGTACAATATCAAGGACGTGGAACTTGTTGACCGTTTGGAAGACAAGATGAAATTGATTGAACTTGCTCTTACGATGGCATATGACGCCAAAGTAAATTATGAGGATGTATTTTTCCAAGTTCGAATGTGGGATACAATCATCTATAATTATCTTAAAAAGAGGAATATTGTTATTCCTCCAAAAGAACGTTCTGATAAAGATTCAAAATATGCGGGAGCTTACGTTAAAGAACCGATTCCAGGGAAGTATGATTGGGTTGTCTCTTTTGATCTTAACTCCCTATATCCTCACCTCATTATGCAGTATAATATTTCACCAGAAACTCTCCTGGAAGAGAGGCATCCATCAGTAACTGTTGATAAGATTTTGAATCAACAAACTAACTTTGAACTGTATAAGGACTATGCGGTCTGTGCTAATGGAGCAATGTTCCGCAAAGACGTGCGTGGATTTCTTCCAGAACTGATGGAGAAAATCTACAAGGATCGCACCATCTATAAAAAGAAAATGCTTGCTGCTAAGCAAGAGTATGAAAAAACCAAAAATAAGGATCTGGTTAAAGAGATTGCTCGGTGCAACAACATCCAAATGGCGAGGAAGATTCAACTTAACTCTGCTTATGGTGCTATCGGCAATCAGTATTTCCGTTATTACAAACTAGCAAACGCTGAGGCAATCACCTTGTCGGGTCAGGTTTCTATCCGTTGGATTGAGAACAAGATGAATGCCTATTTGAATAAAATTCTCAAAACTGATGGTATTGATTATGTTATTGCTTCAGACACTGATTCTATTTACCTTAATATGGGTCCTTTGGTTGAAAGTGTATACAAAGGAAGAGAGAAAACTGCTCAAAGCGTCGTTTCGTTCCTTGATAAGGTGTGTCGGGTGGAACTTGAAAATTATATTGAGGGTTGCTACCAAGAACTGGCTGAGTATGTAAATGCTTACGACCAGAAAATGCAGATGAAGCGTGAGAATATTGCTGAGCGTGGAATCTGGACTGCTAAGAAGAGATACATTCTGAATGTCTGGGACAGTGAAGGTGTTCGTTATGAAGAACCTAAACTCAAGATTATGGGTATTGAGGCAATTAAATCATCAACTCCCGCCCCTTGTCGCAAAATGATTAAGGATGGACTCAAATTGATGATGAGAGGAACAGAAGAAGATGTGATTGGATTTATTGATCAGTGTCGTGAAGATTTTAAGAAACTTCCTCCAGAAGAGATTGCTTTCCCAAGAACCGCATCAGATGTTCGTAAGTACTATTCTTCTTCTAGCATATATGCTCCCAAAACACCAATTCATATTCGTGGAGCACTTCTTTTTAACCACTATGTAAAAGAAAATAAATTGACGAATAAGTATTCTCTCATTAATAATGGTGAGAAGATCAAATTTATTTTTCTCAAAAAACCAAACACAATTCAGGAAAATGTAATATCATTTATTCAAGATTTTCCAAAGGAACTTAGTCTTGACAAATACATCGACTATGAATTACAATTTGAAAAGAGTTTTGTGGATCCACTCAAGTCTATTCTCGATACTATTGGGTGGAAAATGGAAAAAACTGTAAACCTTGAATCATTTTTTTGCTGATGGATTTGCCTATTAACGATAAAGAACTTGACACAATTATAAAAGCACTTGGTTTTGGTGGTGATGCTGCTCTATATCACAAACTTAAACTAGTCAAAGAACTTAAAGAACAGGGTTTGCCTTATAAAAAAATACTTCGTGAACAATACGGGATGGTAGCGTGATGATTAAACTGAATTATTACATCAAAGAGTTTCCAAACACAACACTCTTTAAGTTTTTTAAAACTGAAGAGGCAGTAGAGATGTTTAAATCTCAAAATCCAGATTATGTGTTTATTGGAGATAAGTGATGGATTTTCTTAAAGATATTGTAAAAGAAATCGGTGGAGAGTATACGCAACTTGCTGCTGATATTGACGAAACAGAAACATATGTTGACACGGGTTCGTACATTTTTAACGCACTGGTTTCAGGTAGCGTATTTGGTGGTGTATCTGGGAATAAGATTACTGCTATTGCTGGAGAGTCTAGTACTGGAA